CTGCTGTAGCTTTTCCTTTTAAAACTTGCTCTTTTACTAATGGATCAAGAGAGTCTAATATTTCTTTGTCTTCTTCTGTTCTTGGATGTCTGATTTGCTCAAGTTCATAATCAGTCAATACTTTATAATACTGCCCTCTATTGAAAGAAAGGTTACCATTTACTTGAACATCTGCTGGATTAATAATTATGTATCTAGCAGGGAGAGAAACTTTTGCCGCCAAAGCTTCAGATCCGAAAACTTGGCTAATTTTAGACACATCTTCTTCTCTTATGGTAGTATCGTATCTATAAATGAAAACATTTCCAGAACGATAATACTCTCTAAAGAATTTGTCTTGAAGAGCAGTAATATTTATCTTGTTAAATAAGGCTTGAAAGAAATCTCTTGCGCTTTTATTGCCACCTTTAAGATGAATGTTACCACAAGACAATTCTGACATTAGGTCAATGGTATTTCTAAAAAGACCAAAATTATAATAAGCTTTTTGGCATAGAATTACAGTATCTCTTACGTCAATATTAGACTTATTGTAATTATATCCAGTGGCATAGTTAAATGGCACCATTCCATCATCGATATTGCGAAAACGATCTGTTCTCTCAATCGTTGATGCGGCATTTCTACGGCTTCTCGTTTCAGTGACTTTGCTTGCTACGCCGCCATGAGCAGGAGTAGAGCCTTCTACCATCATTGGAGCGAAAGAAGATTCCTCAAATTTTTCTTTTTTAACCTTTGCCATAAGCCTAATAATTAATTACACATTTTAAATTAAAATTGGTGTAAATCCCGCAGCTACTATTTTATTTTCAGTAGTCATGATATCATTATAGCATTTGGAACCCCATTTCGCTAACATTAAAGCCGTGTAATTATCTTTTCTTGCTCTGTTAGGGGAATTGGAGCGTTTTAAGTGTTGAGGTAAATCAAAATTAACAGATCCACGGCTACTAGTAGTAAATTCTACAAGCGAGCATTGCTTTTTGGTGTTGTAAACCAATAAATCTTGATGTTCTATAAGGTCTAGCTTATTCCAATCTTTAATGTCTTCTATGAATATAAGATCTTCAGGTATTCTCTTGTTTATTTCTTCATTAAAGAAAGATTCATTGGCTACAGTTTTAGATGCGAACCAAATTTTCTTATAGTCAATGGCTGCTTGCAGATTTTCGTTACCTCTTCGAATAAATGTAGTTGTGAATACCTGAGTTACTGCTATTTGTCTATTCTCAAGATTATATTGACTCTTAGCCTTCTGAACCATCTTTGTGTATTCAATGCCCTCAAGATCAGAATCGAAGTCAATAAACTTTATCTTCTCAGATTCCGAGTTTACATACTGAGATTCATTATAAGTGTTGAAGAAAATATCAGCACCAGCATTATCGCAAATGATATAAACAATATTAAAGCTAGTCATTAAGTAATGAAAATATTTAATATGACTATTTAAGCTTCCAAGACCTGCGTATGCATGAACAAGAACATCATTCTTATTTTCTCGGTCTATTTCTAAAATTGCCATTGCAAAATAGTCAGCATTTGGACTGTCGCTCATGTTAGGGTCCATTGCTAAGATATATTGCTTGCCAGAATCTCCTCTGATTTGAGAATGTGGCCTTTCTTCAAACTTAAGAGTGCATTCTTCCATCTTCTTCATGCTGAAGTAAGAATCGCTACCGTCAGTAAACTGAGCGCAGTATTCTCTCAAGAAAGAAGCATGAGAAGAGCCACCGTTTTGAGCTTCTTCTGTAATAGAAGAGTCAATCATCTCTGGCGGCAAAGCTTCATAACTTAATTGTGATACAAAGTAAGTTGCACTTGTTGGCTCTTTAGAATAAATGTTATCGCACCACTCTTTATAAGTTTTATAAAGGTTTTCAAAAGTATAAGAAGCAGAGGAAAGGGCAATCATCTTGGAAGTATTCTTAAATTCCATGCGATCAGCTTGTGTCATTGCGCCTTGGCGAATTAATTCATCTTCTTGTTCACGAATACTAATACGTTCTTTAATGTCTTGAGGAACAATCAAGAATGGCATCAATACGTTTTTAATAATATCTTCTGGCAATAATAAAAACTCGTCTAGTACAAGAACATTAGCACGGAAACCACGAATCTTTTCACCGCTTAGAGGAATAGCTTTGATAGAGCCTTCGTTTATTGACCAATCATATTCGTCATTGCGTTTTGATTTTGCGCCGAACGCTTGCATCAATAAATCTGCGCCTTTAGACTCAGTAATCTTTTCTATTGAATTAAAAATACTTCTTGCTGTTCTGAATGTAGGACCAGCAATTAGGATTTTGCTCTTAGGCTCAAAGATGCATTGCAAAAAACAGAATACCGCAGCAGAGAAAGACTTGGAAGCACCACGACCCCATACGTTCATGCAGAAATTGCGATTCAACATTCCTTTGATTATGATCTCTTGATAAGGCCATAATTTTATACCAGAAATTAGCTCTGTAGTTATGCCTATATTTGAACGCAAAAATTTAGCCAAAGTTATTTTGGCTTCTTTATCTTCAAGAGTATCTTTTAGTTTACAATATTCGTCATTTAAGTTAGGAATTATTCTATTGTACTTTTCTGGGGTATACCACATATTATAACATCTTTAGATCGTAGCAAAGTTGTAGATCGTATTTAAAAAAGTTCTCATCAGTTGAGAACATCTTCTCAATAATTCTGACAGACTCCTTGCGTCCCTTTGCAAATAGGAATTGAACGTGTGGATATTTTTGTATTAGCTCTCTAACATTATGGAAAATGAACTCAGGATTTACCTTCGTTGCTTTCTTATACACATGAGGTAAATAGTTAAATGAGAGTGTATTGCTCAAGCTTTCTTCAACAATAATAACCATGTTAGCTTTTGCTTCGCTGGCTTTTTCAATCTCTCGACAGAATCTTTCGTACCCAGCACTCAAAGTTCCTATAAAATCAGAGATAGACTTTCTCTCAAAGTAAAGTTTGCCATCATAACTTGGATGACTAAATCCATAATCACCAAATTTAAGAGTGCGAACTTCAGAAGCCATGTTAAATATAAATGGTTTCTGTTCGCGGGTATCAATATAAATTATTGAGTCCTTAGTTTGTAGCTTGGGAAGGTTTTCCAAGCTCTTTGGATATACATATTTATTTTTAAATCCAATTTCTTCAGCAAGCTTATAGTAGTCGCCAAAAATTTCTTGCAAATAAATAACACTTGGACTTAGAACGCTCCTTAACTCAACTTGAGAAGGAGTATATTCTAGATTTTTCTTTTCTTTGCGTTTGACTAAAAAGTTTCTACAGTACTCTTGCTGTTTCTCTAAGGACTGAGCTTTGAGCCAGTTTTTAAGATTGTTTTTATTGTTAAAATCAGTAGAGAAATACTGTTCTTTATTTTTGTAATTGATAATAGAATTATCGAAGAGATCATAGCGAGGCAATTGCTGTTGATAATATTCAATTACTCTTATTTTATGAGCTTTAAGATGTCGATTAAAGTCTACATCAGTTTCATAAACTTTTTGACATATTTTACAGGTCTCAGCCATTTAACACCTCATCTTCTGAAATTCCCAAGATGCGACATTTGATTTCATCCATTGTAGAAAGCCTGTCGATCTCATTTTTAACCATTGCTTTTCTTCTTTCGGCAAGCTTTAGCAGTTGAGCGCGGGATTCTTCTTCTTTCCACATTTGAACAAGATTAAGAATGCTGGCGTTTTCTTTTATTTGCTTGCTAAGGCGATCACTGCGCTTTACTTTGAGGTCATTGAGAAGCTTTTGTTGGCGAATAGTAGATTGGTTGTACTCGTCTCTTGCTCCACTGATAGCTTCAATAAGACCCATTGGAATTTTGCCGCCGCCATCTACTTCTACATCAATCTGATCTTGCAGAGTTTGAATTGTTTCTTGAATATTAGCTGAAATTACCACTTCAGTAGCCAATACAATGTATTGGTCTACTTCTTCTTGAGTGAGATCTGGTTTGTCAAACGTATAACGTACAAATGAGCTTTCAAATAATTCACGATCAATGTTAGAAGTATAACTATTTATCTGATGCAAGAAACGATAAGTGTGCATGTAGCCAATGATAGCATTAATAGCAGCTTTCTGGCGTGAAGTTACTTTGTCTTTATCAATGCCTTCGTGAACATATTTATTTATGCGAAACAACATCCGCTCAAATGTCTTTGGCGGCATATATTCAGAGTTAGCAAGAGTCTCTACTTCTCTTTGAGATACTGGACCTGCTTGAATTACTTTCTGATCAAGAGTTTTAATGAAATCAATAACTGTACGAGTCTCTTGACTGAGACTAGTAAGATTTTGGTTATTAAAAATACTCTTAGTGATCTCAAGTGCGCCCATTGAACCGGCATTATTAGCAATGAATTCTCTCTGGTCTGGAGATAATTCAATTTTATCTTTCGCTAAGTATTCGTAGGATGCTCTTGCTTTAATTTGTCTTGTTGACAAGAACTCTTTGACCTTTTTACCGTGCCAACTTCTACCGTCTGCGCCATCAACGTTAGGAAAAGCA